TTTTACGCCACTTTCATTTTCCGCCTTCATGCAAATAACATCTACTAAAGCTTTGAATGATGGAATATCTCCACCGTTTATTGCTTCGTAAAATTTAGGATGTAATTTGCGTAACCTTTCATCCTCTCTAACAGTTAGTTTAGTAAAAAAGACTGTCAATGGATTACCATCAACGCCTAGACCATCAACATCAAAAGAGTATCTCTCTTTGTCTTGTTGTAACGCTATTAAGCGATCGCCTAAGATGCTCATTAATTAAGCTGTAGATTGTGAAAGAGCGCCAGTACCTTGAATTGAAATAGTTGCAGTCATCAAGCCGTTGGCTTCTTGTGTTGGTGAGATCCCAGTAACAAAACCAGAACCAGTAAAATATTTATCGCCAGTTGTTTCACCTTCATAATAAAAAGATGCAGTAACTGCGCTTTGTGCGCCAGCAGGAATACCGCCAGCAGTTAAGATCCCTGCTTGAGCAGTTGAATCGTCAGCGTCAAAAAAGACATCAACGCTTGCGCTCCATCCGACCATTACACTTTCATAAGTTTTTGTTGTTGAGCCAATGTTGCTGCACTCTACAGTGTCCTGAGTTACATCAACTGACCATGAGCTAACTTGAGCTATTGAATCTGAACCGATCTTTAAGACCGCTTCAACACCTTTTGCATAAGCCATATTTATTCTCCATAGTAATTATAGTGGGTTGCTAGAGTCTGTAAATTTAGTTAAATAATTTACAGTGTAAGATAGCCTTGCGATGCCTACTGGCTTTTCTCCAAGACTGGTAAAATCTATTTCAGTGTTCGTCAAAACGATTGACGCGCAGCTGCTAGTTAATGTTGGATCTGCTCCTATTGCTTCTTCAATTTGTTCACATATTGTGTCCAGAGTATCTTCTATCTGGTCATTTTGTTCGCAATAAGCTTCAACCATAACATCTAAGCTTCTATCTAAAGTATTGCTTGTAATGTTACTCATCTCAGAACTTTCTGCTTCTGCATACACGCATAATGCTGGCAAGTTAGCTTGAGTTAAGTTGTATAATTTTGTGTCAAAAACATTTGAGCCAGTTAAGCCTAATCCAGTTACATTCGTAACTATTTTTTCTCTAATAGTTTGTCTTGCATGAGTCATTAAGTTTTCTGTAAATGAAGCAAGCTAATACCTGTTCCATCCTTCTCTATAATTTTGACTTTGTATGATGTATCAACATCATTTACTGGCAGCACTAGAGTGTCATCTACTTTTGCGCCAGTAGGTAATTTATTTGTCTTCATTGTAAATTGTGGTGATGAGGTAGTTACTGGTATTCCATATTCGTCCATTGCTGGAAAATACTCATTAGAGAATATACCAGTAACCACATATTTATCACCAGATGATGCTACAGTCCAAGTAGCGTTAATTGCAAAATCATCTAAATCAATAAAAGCATCATCAGCTAAATTAATCGCCATCTTCAACTTCTTCTAATGGTTGATCGGATCTGTAGTTATTTACTACAGGGCTATCAGTTATAACGCCAAGATCATCATCAGCTAATTCTGCTGCTTTTCTTTTAATTAGTTTTTCTGCTGTAACGCCAGCTACATCTAAAACATCATTCTTAGAATAATCTACTAAACCAATTGTTGTATCTGTAAGAAGTTTTATTCTAGTCATCTTGTTTCCAGATCTTTTGTTGATTTATCAGATTTTTCTTTTTTTGCTTTTGCTTCTGTAGCGCTGCCAAGTGAGATAAGATACCTTCCATCTTTATCATTTATCTCAACTGTTTTACCAGCTAAGACAACTTTTCCCTCAACGCGCATATCTTTTAATACAGTTATTTTCATTGTTTTTAATGACGCGGATTGCTCCGCGTCATCTCCAAAAAAGTCGGTTGTTTTAAGAACCATTTATTATTAACTACTTACGCAGAATGAAACAGGATGTTTCACTGCAAAGTCCATTGAAGCAAGGATGATTAATCTTAATCCACCTGATTTAGATAGAGTAATATCATCAACTTTGACCTCAATACCTGACCATGTAGCCATAATAAATTCGCTGAAATCACCTAAGATAACATTGTTGCTTGGTACTTGAGATGAAATAAGAACATCTCTGCCATCAATTCTGCCATCTATAGCAGCAGCTGGAGAGCCAGCTCCTGTAGTGTTTGTCGCTTTTAATGCACCTAATAGAGCAGGAGTAGTAATATATTTAACTGCATTACTATCTAAAGCTTTATTGTCTGCAAATATAGCTGATTGCATTGCAATAATTTCAGCATAAGTAGGAGCGCCAGCAGATGAGAATGAAGTAGTATTAACACCACTTACATTTACTATGCCTGTTGGTTCGCCAGAACTACCTGTTCCGTTAAGAGCAGCGTTATCAGTTGCAACTCCAACAGCTCTAAGTAGGTTATCTCTAACCATTTGTTCTACAGATAGTGATCCACCGTTATTTAATAATAAACGCGTAATATCGGTGTGTGCGCCCAAAATTTTCTCTGACATTTGAACAGTATCTAAAGTTGGATCAGATGCAGATACATCGCCGCCTTCTGTGCTAACAAAACCAGCTGTGCTAAGAGCAGATACTCTAGGGATAGTAATGTTACCAGTGTTACCAGCTAATGTAGTAATGCCTGCATTTAAGATTGTAGAGAAAGGAGTAAGAGCATCAATTAAGTTGCCGTACTGTTTGTCATCAAATACAACAGCTGCTGAGTTAGTTGTATTCATTGTTCTTTTACCCCAAGCGTTGCTAACATCTTCTGGTACGAAGAAACCAGTTGTTTCTTTACCAATTGCTTTAGCATATTCTCTTGATGCTTCCATTTCGAAAGCTGCTTCGTCTTTGTCAATTAAACCAGCTACAGCTTTTGCTGCTCTAACTAATGAGAAAGATCCTACTTCTCTTTCAGTCATTCCAATTTCTTTTGTTTCAACTGGAGTATTTTCTATTTGAGAAAGTAACTCAGATCTAAACTGATCTATTGTTTGACCATCTGCCACTGCTTTTTGTGCTAGTGGTGTTTGATTGTGGCGAGAAGCTAACGCATAAATTTCGCTAATTTCTTTATCGCGCTTTTTGATTGCATCTGTTGTAGCAACTCTAATTTGCTCATCAACATTTACAGTTTCTTTATTATCTTCTTGTGTCATTTTGACCTCCGTATTTGATAATGTTTTGAATGATAAACTGCGACCAATGCCAACGGTTTGATCCGCTGCCATGCTCACAATACTAACTTCATGCGGAGTAAAAGAAGCTCTATATACTTCTTCTTCTTCGTATTCGTCAGAATCGACCCTAGTAAGTCTATCAACGGAATAACCTATTGATACTTGCGACCTAATACCGTCTATGATGTCATCATATACTTCTTGCGCGAGTGCAGATCTACCAAATCTAACACTAGCATTTAGTCTGCCACGACTTTCATCAAGGTAAGTATTCTCGATAACGCCAATCTGCTTTTCAGCATCATGGTTTAACAATAAAGGAGCTTTATTGTCTAAGCGTTTAAGATTGATGTCGCCAGAACGATGACTAAGAATTTCCAATCCATAGCTTCTCATTACTGGTGATTCAGAAGAAACACTTAAATTTATAGTGCGGTTATCTGTTTCATCTCTCTTAAATTCTAATGGAAAAACAGCATCGCGCATTTCGATCTGTTCTTCTGTTGTTTCTATTTCTTCTTCATTTAGTCGAAGATCCATTTCTTCATCTGGTTCAAAAGTAATTTCAAACTCAGCGTCTTTTTGTTCGTCAATGATAGATGATTTTTCTTCATCTTCTTTTTCATCTTCATCTTCTTCATATCTTTCTAAAATTGCTTTTTTGAATTTCACTGTGTAAGTTTCATCATCTTCAGTAACTGCTTCGATATGTCTTACCTCTTGTTCTTCATCCATGTTTTTCTCCTTCTTCATTTTTTGGACAAGTTTTCTTGACCAACTAAATCCTGCATCTCCACCCCATAACGCCCAAGCAATTCTGCCGTTTGATGGATAGCCCTTTTCACCTTGTTTAAAACCTTCAGCTTTTTTAACGCCTTCTTGGCGGCTAAAAAAACTAAACATTCTTTTTACTGTATCGTCAGATAAGTTTTCACCAGCAACAATTTGTCTGGCTCTTACAGCTCCAACTCTAGTTCCACCTCTGCCAAATTCTTCGCGCCATTCAAGACCTCTTTTAGCTTCAGTTTTCATTCCTTTAGTCGGATAGTTACTAACTGGCATTTTCTTCATCTTCCTCATCAGCATTAAAAGGCACGCCAGTTTGTGCGTTATATTTTGTGCCGTAAGGTTCGTACGCTAAATCAATATTGAACTTTTCTGCGAGAGCTTGCTGCGCGTCTAGTTCTGAGAAGTGTTGTGATAACTCTTTACCAGATTGATTAAGTACATCTTGTATTGTTAGTAACCCATTATTGATACCAAGCTGATTGCTTTGCATTTCTTTTAGAGGATCTACTGAATGATAACCTCTTGCAGCAAATTCACATGGATCAGCAAATTTTTCATATTTATCTATCGGTAAATTAATATTACCAGTTGTCATTTCTTGCGTTAACCATGCTTTATAAACAGGCTTACAGAAATGATCTATCATAAAAGTTTGTAAAGTTTTAAAACCATCTCGCTCATCTAATAGCCCTACTCGCGCACTGCTGTAGCTTGTCTGCGTCAAGTCATTAGATAATGACGCATAGGATAGCCCTAGACCAGAAGCTATAGTTCTAATCATAGCTTTATCAAAACTTTCAACATTAGTATTTGGATGATTCCAGTTAGCAAACTCAATATCTGTACCGTGAGGTAAGACATCAATTGTAGCTGGTTCAAAATTCATTGCTGGCATATAACCATCTTCATCTAAGTAACTATCGGCAACATTATCTTCACCAGTTGGTGTTCTAATAAAAGCCATTTTTGATGCAGCTGCTTTTGACGCAACTAATTCTGATAATCTAAAGTCTTGCAACCATTTAATAGGTGTCATTACAGATGCTAGTTTATATGGATAACCTCTAGTCTGACCAAATCGTTGCGGTTGAAAAATATGCAAAACATCTTCTGCTGGTATTCTTACAGAATTAGTTAATTTTGTATCTGGTATAGATTGAGCATAAGGAGTGTTTGTTAACCAATAACCTAAAGGCTTGTCAGTTAACTTATCAACCTCAATCCCCATTTTAATTTCACGGTTATTACTTAACTCTTTATTTAATCTACTATCTAAATAATCTGGTTCTAAAAATTTTAACTTTAATCCAGATGGTTGCCTAATTAGTTGCAGCATTACTTCGCCATCTCTAATTAAACCTTCTAACACCATGTTATAAATATCTAGCATTTTAAATCTGCCGCTAACTTCTGGATTAGTGCAGAAATTATTATACCAACGGTATTCAATAAGATCGTTTGCAAAATCATCAAGAGTGCCATCAGCATCTCTTGCGTGAACCATAATTTTAAAGCCTTGCTGATTACCAACAACGCCTTGCTTTAATACCTGAAAGTATCGTTGAACGATTGGATTGTTTCTTGATAGATCCCTCGTTCTATTTCTCATTATGTTTAAATTAACTAACTCAGCATCTGGAGAAGATGATGATGCCTTCCAGTCGTTAAATAATCGACCAGTATTTGTACCAGTAAAATGCCGTTTGCTTTTTTTCTTTTGTTTTGTAAAGCGATCCCAAAATGCCATAGCTTAAAATCCTGATTTAAAATTAAAGCGAACTGTTTGACCTGTTTCTAGTCCTCTCCGTGCGCGATTTTTTCTTTGCTCGGCTACAACTATTCTTTGGTAATAATCTTTTGCTTCAATTAACTCAGATGGTGTTAGCTTTGTAATGCTTCGACCAGCTATAGAGTAACTGCTATCAACAAATGATTTACCTTCTAATGCTGCTTTTATTTGTTCTAATACTTTTTCAGCATGAGATCTTAAATCTTGCCCTGTATTCTGGAGATTAAAGTCTGGCAATACTTCAAGATTACCCTCATATACTATAAATCTATCTGATCCACTCGTTACCCATCCTTGTCCGCTATAGATAGATGGAGCAATATCATCTGTATTAGTTTTTGCATAATCTACTTTGTGTGTTGTGCCGTCAGCTGTAGCTGTAATGTCAAAAGAATAACGACCTTTTGTTTCTCTAAAGTAATAATTTAAAGTCCATGTTCCTGCTGGATAATCAGAAAAATCTTTTTTCCAACGCCAAGTGCTACCTGCATAAACTTCAGCAGGCTCAACAGTTACATATTCTTTTCCTAAATCGCCTATTGTCATTTTGCCTGCACTCCTAAAGTAAATATGCGAACGAAAGTACGCGACTGATCAGTCGTAATCGTATTTTTTAGTTCGTAAAAATAGCCGTTTTTTCCGCCTGATATAAAAGCCGCAGTCGTAGTTCCACTTGTTGAATCAGAAACGACTGTTAAATCAGAGCTGCTAACCGTCCATGACGAGCTACTAATGCTTTCAGCTGAAGCGATAACACTTGACCAATTAAAAGCATAATCAAGTATTGCAGCAGAACTCTTAGTGGCATCGACCTGAGATTGTATAGCAACGGCGTTTGGTGATTTTACCATTGCTTACTCCTCTTAACCGCTAAGCGTCCAAATTCCTGAAGCGTTGATTGTAATTTGGAATGTACTATTTGTACTTGAAACTGAGCCGCCGCCAGTATCTAAATCTACATAACACATAAGCGCATCAGATGCGTGTGTGTCATCATAAATAACCGCATATTTTGCAGTGATACTGACTGCACTACCGAAGCTTATATTATCCGCATCAAATGTTACCGTGCCGCCTGTTTCAGTTACTGTAACAGATGCTAAAGTTTGTCTGCTATAATCAGAGTCAGTAACTTCATTAGTAATATCTGAAATTGTAGAATGAGTTGCCGCTGGCGTATAACTCGAAGTTGTTAAAAGAACTTTGAAAGTATCGCCGTTCATATCAACATCAGCTTTCGCTAAATGTTCTTTAAAATCATTGTAAAATGTCCATGATCCTGCTGCCATAATTAATCTCCTAAATTAAGCTGCTATTGTTATAGTGCGATCATCAGTAGCTAATATTTCTCTATCATCTTTGACCATGATTAAACCACCAGTGCCGCCACTTGTTGTTATAACTGTAACCGTGTTACCAGTTATCGTTAAAGATCCTGTTCCTGTTGAAACATTCACTTCTATTTCTATTGAAGCTGTTTGACCGTTTAAGATTAAACTGCCAGCTCCTGTAATAATTACATTATCACCATCATTAACTGTTACTTGCTGACCAGTAAGCGTTAAGCTTCCTGTAGCAGGATTAGCAAATTCATCTTCGTTAAATTGTACTTGCTTACCATCTAATGTAAGTGATCCAGCATTTAGCGGAATAACATTACCAGTTATCGCTGTTGCCGATTGTCCATTTATATTTAAACTGCCATTATTAGCAGTTGGATTTATACCTATAAGTAAGGTACAAGCCTTACCGTCTATTGTTAGTGTTGCTGTATTTGCTGTAACATCTACTGGAACATCAAATGTTGGTGCAAAACCAGCTAAGCTAAGACTGCCAGAGCCAGCTGTTACAATCTCTCCTGTATTTTCAGTAACACTCTTACCAGATAGAGATAATACTGCTGTTGTTGGCGTTACATTGATGCCTGCGTTTTCTGTAACACTTTTTCCGCTTAGTGTTAAAGATCCATTACCAGCTTGAGCATTTTGACCAATAACATCTGTTG